CGATTACAGCGAGAGTCAATGGCAGATAACCTTAGAGATTTTGATGCAAAGTCTCAAAAAGATGGTGCGCCAAGTTCTCACGAAATAATTGACCGAATGGGTATACGTTTTGGTGGAGTAGATACAGAAGTAACTCTCCGACCTCAAGGAATTACTGAATCAATAGGTAAGCTTCCTTTAATTCGCAGGGCTAACGAAGCCTTCGGAGCCTTCGGTGACATGCTGAGGCTTAAGTCTGCCCGTAAAGAAATCATGGAATACATGAGGCTGTCTGGAAAAACATTTGACGAACTTGTTGCAGATGGAACAGCGCGCAAAATTGGGAACGGCGTAAATGGTCTTACTGGTTGGACACCAAACGGAGTAGCTGGTGTATTTGGTGACATGCTTTTGTTTGCACCAAGGTTCTTTAGGGCAAGAATCGAAACGCTACATCGTGCAACAAAGGGCATGGATGTTGACTTTATGGTAGATGCTCTTCCGTTTGACAGACAGATTAGACAAAACCTAAACATCAACTATGGCATTAGGAACAGTATTGACGCAGACCAGTTGATTGCACGTAGGGCTGTAATGAAAATGGTATCAATGGGTACGCTTATTACAGTTGCAGCCAACGAAGTTCTGGGTCAGGAAACAGATTTCCAGCTAATGAGAAATGGCAGAATGAATCCAAACTTTATGTCTGTCAGGCTAACAAAGCTTGGTGCGCCTAGAGACTGGAACATCTTTGGTCCTTACAAATCAATGGCTGCGCTTGTCTTAGCGTCAGGCGGGGCTGGTTGGGAGAAAGAACCTCAGAAGGCATTAGATGCGTGGCTCAATTTGTCCTCTCCAGTTGTCGGAGATTTATTTGAGTTTATGAATTTCCGAGCATATGGCGAGTCCCGATTTGGCGAAACTCTTCCTGAGTACATAGCAGAAAGTCACATTCCGTTTGCGCTTCAGGAAGTGCCAAACATTATCAAGGAAACTTCAATAGGTAATCCGAAAGACGCTTTTGGTGGTGGGCTTTCAATCGGTCTTGAACTTATCGGTGAGCAAAGCAGTCCTCTTTCCCGGTCAGATATTTTGCAGGATCACGTAGGAGGTTTGTTTAGGTCAGGGATGGTTTCGGCTGATAACTATGAAGACCTTGAACCTTACGAAAAGAACGATGTCAAAGACTCGCTTGTTGCAGAACTAGAAAAGTTTGAGATTGAGAGTGCTGCCACTGGTAAACCTTTGAGGCGGTTCTTTGCGACAGTTGACATTATCAATCGTCGAAGAGATTCTCAGCTTCAAGAAGCTATGTTCTTTTTCTACGCAGGGCAACGCAGCGACGGTGGCGAATATACCAAGCGTGATTTTATAGATGATTACTTCGACATCATTGACGATGCACGAGAACGTAAAGAACAGGTAGAAGAAACTCTTAATATTGAGTGGAAAGATAAAGTCATAGCGGATGACGATCTTGAAGCGCAGGCACTTGAAGCTTGGAACGAGGCTCCTTCTAAATCATTAACACCAGCAGGCAGTTACTTGCCAGAGAAAATGAAGAGGTTGCGGGATAAAGTTTTAAAAGATTACCCTCAACAAGCTGATTACATTATTCGGAATACAAACGACACTCCTTTACCTCAAGGATTTTTAGAAGCGTTAGAACGAGCAGGGTTGAAATCTACAGTAGAGAGGATCAAAAAGTCTGATGCTGCTCGTCAGGCAAGAGGTGCGCCAGCAAGGGCGGTTGTTCCTTCTGAGGCATTGATTCCACCAGAGCAGCCTTCAGGGATACAGCAACCAGTTGGGCAACCAGTTGTTGAAGATACCCCTGAAACAGTCTTACGCACAAGGGAATTACTTGCCCCGTAATAACGCTGTATCGTATTATTTGAAAACCTAAATAAGAAAGTGTGCCATCTAACGGTGTCATATTTTGGAGAGAAACATGGTTACTGAGACAAACGATCTAGGAACAGAATCTACGGTAGAAGTTACCGAAATCCCGTTGAAAGTTGACGAGAGCGTAGAAACGCCTGCACCAGCAGAAACGCCTGCGACAGAACCCGTTGATGATTTAACGGAAACGGATGACTTATCTAGTGAGGTTCCTCCTGCTCCTGAGCCTCAAGCCAACACTGAAACAGAATTAAAATCTACACCTGCGCCTAATCCAGAGTTAAGCAAGTATCAATCTGCTACCGATAAACGAATAGCAGAGATGGAAACGCAACTGGCAAATGAAAGAGCAGCGCGCCAAAGAGCCGAGCAGCTTCAGAACTCTTCTAATTTAGAGGCTGAAGTAAATGCGTACTACCAGAAAAATTACCAACAACTTATAAACCAAGGGTTGGATGAAGTAGTTGCAACGCAAATGGCTCAACAGCACACTGCTTTTGCAAAAGAAGCGTATCTTGCTAAACAGCAGGCAGATCAGGTTCTTAGTAATTCTCAGCAAATGCAGAACGAGTTAAATACTCGTACTCAACTTGCTAAAGCATACGAATTAGCCACTCAATATGGAGTTTCGTATGCGGAGTTACAAGACTTACCTGACCCTGTAACTATGGAAAAACATGCAAAAGCTTTGTCAACAATTAAAAAGTTGGAAGGCAGGGTACAACAAGTTACTCCAGCCCAAAGTTTGAATAACGCAAACCCGGCAGCAGATGTGGCTCCTACTAATTCTGAAGATGTTTTAGATAGATACAACGCAGGTGATCCTGCGATAACTACAGAGATGGCAAAGATAGCTTCTAAGAAGTTAGGCTTTTCTATTTTTGATTGAGGTAAATTAACATGGCAGTACAGACAAGTACAACTGGAAATCTCCAGAACATGTCTCGTATCATGCTTGCACAGGCACGATACACTGAGGAGCATAACGCTCCGATGGTTGGACTTATTGAGCAGTTCAATCTTGGTAAGGGTGAGTACAAATTAGAAATCCCTAAAGTTGCTCAGATGGATGCTGAAGACCTTGCTGAAGGTCAAGACATGATCGACAGTGAAGACATTGATGTCTCAACTGTTACAGCAACTACAGCGGAAGTTGGTCTTAAGGTAATTATTACCGATACTCTTCTTCGACAGAACAACGAAGATGTGTACAAGATCATTGGTCGCCAGATGGGTGACGCTATGGCTAGGAAGAAGGACAATGACATCATTGCTTTGTTCCCTTCCTTGAACGGTGGAACTGCTCTTGGCGCAGACGGTGCTAATCTAACCCTTGCTAACGCATCGGCTCTTATCGCTAATGCAAAGTCAGGCAAGTTTGGTAATGATCTTTTTGTAGTTCACCACCCTAACGCTATCTGGAAGCTTGCAACTGATATTGGAAATACTCTAGCAACTTACCCGTTGCCTGATGCTTTCAATAAGCCAGCAGTAAAAGATTACTACTCTGGCGTGAAGCTTTCGGGTGTCCCATTCTTTGAGGATGGAAACATTGCCAAGATCGGGACTACTGATTCTGGTTACGGAGTTATTGCTGACAAAACTGCAATGGGTCACTTGTCCGCAAGTGGTCGTTCAGAAGAGCGTGAGCGAGATGCTTCGCTTCGTGCCTACGAGGTTGTTGTTACTGAAGACTATGCAGTCTTTGAAGTTGATGACACTCGTGGTGCTGCTGGTCGTTACGAAATTGGCGACCCAACTACAAGTGCGTAGTAGGTAAACTAAGGGGGCTTTTAATAATGGTTTCTAGGCAAAGTAGAATTGAAATGTCCGTAGGCGGGGTAAAGAAAATCTCACTATGGAAGATGGCAATAATTGAAGGAGAGGAAGTTTGGGAAGAACATCCTAATCTTCCAAAAAGTTTTCTTCCGCTCTACTTGAATAGAGGCTTTGTTGAAAGCCCCCCTAAGCCTGAACCAAAGGTAGAGGAAAAGATTGAAACCTTTTCTGAAGCGGTGGCATCAGGTAAGCTAGATACAGGCACCTCTTCTTTAGATTTATCAAGGGTAAAGAAAAAGGCGGGGCAGTCTAAAAAGGTGTAACGATAGACCGAGCCTTTAACATCGGACTATCGCAGGGCTTAGAACCTGCTCAAAACTTATCCCAAGGAGGGATATTAAAATGGCATTTCCACTCACCGTACATTTAGGGTACGGACAGGAAAAAGTAGAGACTTCTTCTCAGAAGCAGAAACTCGGTACAAGGGCGGTAACGCCTGATGGAAGAGTTTTCTATTACGCAGAAAACAGTGGCACAGCCATTACTTCTGCTGGTCAGTTAGTAGATGGTATCGCTCAAGTCGGAGCGAATGATGGAGACTTGGCTACTGCTGCGTTAGCTGCGGGATCGCAGACGGTAACTACAACTACTTCTCTTACCGTAACTAAAGATCAATACAAAGACGGCTACCTTTTTATCAACGACAATGCTGCTCAGGGTGAGGTATATCGAATTAAATCTAATACCGCAGTATCCAGCGCAGCGGGGTTGGAAGTAACAGTTGACGAGCCAGACGGTATCAGAACTGCCTTCACTACTTCTACGCAGTTTGGGTTAATGTATAACCCTTACAAGGATATAAAGATCATCGACGGTGACGGTACCATGACTACCGGACCATTAGGTGTAACTACTATCCCTGTAACCGCAGATTACTTCTGTTGGATACAAACTGCTGGTCCTGCTGCTGTACTATCTGGCGCAGCGACTTTCGTAGTAGGTGACGCTGTTGGCGTAAGCCAAGCTTCTGGTGAATCAGGGGCTTTTGACCTTTGGGATGCCTCTAGCGAAGAAGACACAAGACCTCTTGGTACTTCTATGGGTGTCGTTTCAGTTGACACCGAGTACGGATGGGTCATGCTCTCTATTAGAGACTAATCATTAGGGGGCTAACTTGGCGAAACAACAACTTTGGTTGCCTGTGTCCGCAGGTAGAAAAGCAGGACATCGCCAAGTTAGTCTCCCTAAAGAGGTTGAACGTGTGATCGGGCAACCATCTGAAGAAACCTTTGATGTTGGGTATGGAAAGAGTGTTTACATACCCGGAGCATCAAGGCTTGAAGGACATCAGTTAGAAGAACTCCTTCACAAAGAACGAGAAGTTGCTGAACAAGAAGCAAAGGCTTTTGCAAAGCGACAAGCAACCCATACGGTTAGCAAGGAAAAACTAGACGATCTAAAGGGTGGTCTAAAATCTTTAGCTGACTGGAGAAGAAAGCGTAGATTAAGCAGGTAGGTATATCGTGGCTGCATTTCAAAGCAGGACTAGAGAACAGATTAGACGCTCTATTGCTGCGAACTTAGATCAGGCTCCAGCTAGTTCTGCAACAGGGAATGGGGACACATTAACACTTATTGATGCTACCTACATAGGCGGGGATGACGAGTTCAATGGTGGGTGGATTGTCTTTACATCTGGAACTAATGACGGTCTTATCCGTCGAGTAACCGACTACGCTAGTAGTACAGGTACATTTACCTTCAAGCCAGCAGCTACCGCTAACACGCAAGCGAATGACACCTACGAATATTGGCGCGCTGAGTATCCACCTGACCGAATCCACGAGTTCATCAACCAAGCAATAACTCAAAGGACTCCTCGTGGGCTTGTTATCAACGAAGATATTTCTAATCACGGGCATATAAAAGATAGTCGTTATGACATTCCTTCAGCGATGGTAGCGGTAACACAGGTAGATTACCGTCATCATTTTTCTGGAGAACAGATTCAAGACGCTAACCTTGTTTGGACAGAGCAAGTTGATAGCGACGTAACGATGACCAAAGACACGCAAGACTTTAAAGCAAACAATGCGTCTTCTCGTCTTTACATAAGCAGTTCTGTTTCTTCTGGAGATGTCCTTGCGTCACATGCTATTGGTTCAAAAGACCTTAGAAAGTATGATGCTGTTGAGTTCTGGATTAAATCTTCTACTGCTACAACAGCAGGCAATATAACTCTGTGCCTAAGTAGTGCTGCGAATCTTGGGACAATAAAAGAAACTCTTTCGGTTCCCGCTTTGTCTGCAAGAACGTGGACATACTGTCGAGTTTCACTAGCAAATCCTGAAGATGACAACGCAATCATTTCTGTTGGACTTAAGTATGTAACGACTGGTGCTAGGTA